ATGCCCCGTTCCCTTGTTTCGTTCTGGAAACGTGTCGCCACCAGCGGAGCTACCGTTGATGGGCGCGTAATCCTTCCCCAGGAACTGCGCGACATCGCTGAAACCTACAAACCGTCCTTCTACACGGCGGTGATCTGGTGCGACCACGAACGTTGGCCAGGCTCCCACGGCACCGTCTACGCGGTGCGTCTGGTGGAAGAAGCCGAAGACCTGGAGCCAGGCGAAGTGGCGTTGGAAGCGCAATTGAAGCCCAACGACCGCCTGCTGTATCTGAATGACCAGGGCCAGAAGCTGTTCAGCAGCATCGAAATTACCCCGGACTTCCGTGGCAAGGGCAAAGCCTACCTGACTGGTTTGGGCGTTACCGACCAGCCTGCCAGCGTGGGCACTCAGGAACTCTACTTCTCCCACAAGAACAACCGCGCCTCCTACTACGCCGCGTCGGTCGAACTCGGCCGCCTGCAGGACGACAGCCCAAACACCGCCGAAACCGGACTGATTGATGCCCTGACCGGCTTCTTCAAACGTTTCGCTGCAGGTGCGCTGCCCACCGAAACCACTCCACCCCAAACAGAGAGCAAACCCCCAATGGATGAAGCTACAGCAACGGCTCTGACGGCCCTGGTGGCGCAGCTGCTGGTTGTCGCTGCCGGCCTTCAAGCAGTCATAGAGCCCGCCGCCGCAGATGCACCTGAGCCCGATCAGGACCTGATTGATGACGTCAGCACGGCCGTGGACGACATCGTGGCCACCGCCGAGCAAGAGCGCGAATTCCGCCGCCAGAGCAAGGGCAACCAGTCCGTACTTGCCAAGCTGGATGAGCTGCAGAAGCAGTTCAGCGCCCTGCAGAACAACTCCACCGGTCGCCAGTTGCCGCGCAACCCCGGCCCGGTAACCACCGTCAAAAAGCGGGTGCTCTGACATGGCTTATTCACTGAGCGCCTACGGCGCCAAGATGTACGCCGAACTGCAGTTGGCCATCGCTGAAAGCTACGGCGTGGAGTTGGCCAGCAAGCACTTTAGCGTCGACCCGACCATTGCCCAGGAGCTGAACGACGCCATCACGGCCAAGTCGGACTTCTTGGAGCGTATCAACGTCATCCCGGTGACCGAGATCAAAGGTCAGAAGGTCTTCATCGGCGTGTCGGGCCCGGTCACTGGCCGTACCAACACCAAGACCACCGACCGCGAAGCCAAAGATGCGTCCTCGCTGGATCAGGACACCTACGAGCTGTCGTCGACCGAGTCTGATGTTGGCCTGCCTTACGCCAAGATCGATGCCTGGGCCAAGTTCCCGGACTTCCATCAGCGTTACTCCGCAGCTGTGCAGAAACAGATCGCGCTGGACCGCATCATGGTCGGTTTCCATGGCACCCATGCTGCCGTGCAGACCGACATCGAAAAATACCCGATGCTGCAGGACGTCAACAAAGGCTGGCTGCAACAGGCACGTGAACAGATCCCGGCCCAGGTACTCAAGGAAGGCAAGGTCGCCGGCAAAGTCACCCTCGGCGCCGGTGGCGACTATGCCAACCTCGATGCCCTGGTGCACGACACCAAACAACTGGTGGACGAACGTCTGCGCGATGCCGGCGACCTGATCGCAATCATCGGCACCGACCTGCTGGCCGCCGACAAGGCCAAGCTGTATTCGAAGCAGGGCGACACCCCTACCGAAAAAGAGCGCATCGAAGAAGCCCAGGTAATCGCCACCTACGGCGGCCTGCCGAGCTTTAGCGTGCCGTTCTTCCCGGTCAACGGTGTGGTCGTCACCAGTTGGGACAACCTGTCGATTTACTTCCAGGACTCCAGCTGGCGTAAGCAGACCATCGAAAATCCGAAGCGCTCCCGCGTTGAGGACTACAACAGCCGCAATGAAGGTTATGTGATCGAGCAGCTGGAAAAGTTCGCCATGACCGAAAACGTGGAGCTTGTGGCGTGAGTCTGGCCCTGGCGCACAAGCGGCGCACCATCGCGCTGGGAGGCGCCGCCATTACGGCGGCTGCCGTCTCCGCAGCGCTTCCTTACTCGCCGGCGGAAGCCCTGAGCAGCCCCGCAAATGCACGCAAGCACCTGCTGCTGCAGGAAGCGGCATTGGACCAGGACCTAGCGCGCATCAGCGCGATCAATGGCCTGGCAGGACGCCAGGCACTTAAACGCGACGAGCTGCTGCCCAAGTACCAGGAGTACGTCCAGCGCTATTGCGAGTCGGGTTTGGTCTTCCCAAATCGCGTTGCGGTGCAGGTGTTGGTCTGGCTGTTCGATACCGCCCAGTTCGAAGACGCCCTGGAGCTGGCCGACGTCCTGATCGAGCAGGGCCAGCAGATGCCCGAGCGCTTCAAGCGCCGCGACATCCAGACCTTTGTCGCCGACGCCGTGTGTGAGTGGGCCTACGCCGAATACAAAGCCAACCGCAGCCCAGAGCCTTACCTCTCCGACCTGCTGCCCCTGGTTGACGGTGAATGGCAACTGACGGAGCAGATCCCGAGCAAGTACCACAAGTTGATCGGTATGCGCGCCATGGAGGCCGGGAATTTTGAGGTCGCCCTCAAGCACCTGGAGCGTTCAACGGAGCTGTACGCCCAGGCCGGCAACGACACCCGCATCGAAAAGGTCCGCAGGGCCCTAGCAAAACAAGCGGCCGCTACCCCGGCCACCGAATAACCGACTACCCCCCCAGCGGGGACCTGTGGAAGTGAGCCGCCCATTTATGGACCGTCCCACTGAAAACAGGCTCCCCGCCCTATTTGAGCGGTCAGCATGAGCTTTTCAGGTAAACCCACCACCCTGGTGGAACTGGCGATCGAGAACGACGGCTTTTGGCCGAACCTCGATGTGGGCGAGTTCCAGAAGGGTTATCGCCTGCCGGCGGAATACCTGGTGGAGCTGCTGACGGCTGAATTGACCACGGCGATGACCGAGGTCAACAGCGACTTGGCCACGTGCAAAGCGCGCTGGCAGAACCAAGGTGTCACCACCTTGGAATCTGCTGACCCTATGGTGCTGCCCGAGCGCACATTTCAAGCAGCGACGTACAAACGCGCCGTTTACTGCCGGGCCAAAGCCAGCCTGCTGCCCCAGTTCGCGACCATCATCCGCCGCGAGAGCGCCGAGAACCTGGGCAAGGAATTGCCCGATCGACCGGAAACCTTCCTGGCATTCAGCCAACAAGCTGTGCGCTCGCTGCAGGGCCGTGGCCGCATCACGGCGGCGTTGCTATGAACAAGCTCCGCGCCCTGACCACCTACCTGATCAGCCTGAACCTGGTGCTGCCCGAGCAGATCGACAGCTGGGCCGAGCAGGTCAACCTAGATCTGATCTGGAAAGACACCACCCAGGGCCTGCACATGGGCGATATGCGTTATCGCGCCGTGGTGGTGATCGAGCGCTTCGCCGGCAACCCGGCCTTGTTGATGGCGCTCCTGGGCGGCTGGCTGGAAACCAACGATCCCGATCGGGACGACGACCTGCCGGCACCGACGTTCGCCGTCGACCAGGTCACCCCGGACGAAGCAGATCTGGAACTGACCCTGGAGTTTGTCGAGGCGCAGCACTTGACCGAAGACCCCAGCGGCTTAGTCGAGGCGTTCGGCAAGAAGTGGGGCCTGGTCGACTTCGACCTGTGGGTTGCTGAGCAAGGCGAGGTCCGCGGCGGTGGCGCGTAGCACTTTCGAGCTGGACGTACGGGGCCACCTGGGCGTTCGCGAGCAGCTGGCGCTATTGAGTCTGCCCCCGCAGCTGCGCCGGCGTTTGCTCAACAACGTCACCAAGCGCGTGCGCACCATGAGCCGTAAGCGGATCCGCGAGCAGCGCAACCTGGACGGCTCGGCTTTCGATGCGCGCAAGGGCGACGGCAAGGGCAAAAAGAAGATGGAAGCCGGCCTGGGCAAGTTGCTCCAGGTCACCAGCGTGAGCGCGGACTCCGCAACCCTGGGATGGCGTAACGGCCTGACCGGCTGGGTCGCCGCGCAGCAACACCACGGCGCGACCGAGCGCCGTACAGCCGCGCAGATGCGCCGGTGGAACAAGGTTCCCGAGGGCCTGGCCGCGACGGACAAACAGGCAAAACGTCTGCGCCGCTTGGGCTTCAAGGTTCGCCAGAAGGGCAAGAAGAGCCTTTCCCGGCCGACCGTGGCATGGATTCAAGAACACGTGAACTACGCCAAGGCGGGCCTGCTGATACGCATCCTGTCCGACGAAAAGGCCGAGGGCAACGGCGCGCAAAGCTGGGAAATCACCCTGCCGAAACGCCAGTTCCTGGGCGTCAGTACCGACCGGGATACCAGCCTGCTGGTTAACCAGGTGCTGGCACAAATCCTCAACTCCCCCAAATAACGAGGCACTGCATGGCACTTGGCAAAGTCAGCGTTAACAATCTCAACCTCGGCCAGGGTGCCGTGACCGAGATCGAGCGCTATTTCCTGTTCATTGGTCCCGGCGCTAAGAGCGTCGGTAGCCTGATCGCCCTGAACACCGACAGCGACCTGGAAGCGGTCCTGGGCCAGCCCGTCAGCGACCTGAAAACCCAAGTCGCGGCGGCCAAGGCCAATGGCGGCGACCGCTGGGCTTGCCTGGCGGCTCCGATTGCTGCCGATGGTGACTGGCTTGTCGCCCTGGAAAAGGCCCAGCAGCAGGGCTTTTCTGTGGAAGCCGTGGTGATCACCAAACCGGTGGCCGCTGCTGCTGAACTCTCGGCCATGCATGACGCCGCGATCGCCGTCAGCAACACCTACGGCCGTCGTGTGTTCGTGATGGCCAGCACCGCTGGCATCACTGCAGAACAGACCTGGTCGGACTACCTGGCCCAGCAAAAGGCGATCACCAAAGACCTGGCTGCGCCGCGTGTCCTGGTCGTGCCCCAGTTGCACGGCAATGACCAGGGCGTCCTGGCTGGGCGCCTGGCCAACGCTGCCGTCAGCATTGCTGACAGCCCTATGCGCGTGGCCAGCGGCCCGGTTTTGGCCTTGGGCAGCGTGCCCAAAGACAAAGACGGCCTGCCACTGCCGTCGGCCGTGCGATCGGAACTCGACAAGGCGCGCTTCTCAGTCTCGCAAACCTACCCCGACTACCCGGGCGTGTTCTGGGGTGACGGCAACATGCTCGATGCGCCGGCGAGCGACTTCCAGGTGGTTGAGTACCTGCGTTTGGCCGACAAGGCTGCTCGCCAGGTGCGCCCGCTGCTGATTCTGCGCGTTGCCGATCGTCGCTTGAACAACACGGCCAACAGCATGGCGGCCGCTGTCAGCGCCTTCATGAAGCCGCTGCGAATGATGGCCAAGTCCACGACTTTCGCCGGCCAGGTGTTCCCAGGCGAGATCGAGTCCCCCAAGGACGGCGACATCCAGCTGGTCTGGCACACCAAAACCAAGGTGGAGGTGTACATCAAGATCAAGCCCCTCAATTGCCCGAAAGACCTCACGGCGAACATCGCCCTGGACCTTTCCAACGACGATTCGGAGTAATCCCGTATGTCCCGTATTGGCGGTAAAAACTTCGACATCAACCTGGGTGACCTGCAGATCCACGTTGAAAGCTGCACCCTGGACGTCACCGATAACACCGCCGTGGCGCAATCCCGGGGTGTGCCCAACGGGCACGTCGACGGCGATGTGTCGTGCAGCGGTGAATTCGAATTCGACACCAGCAACTTCAACCTGCTGATCGAGGCAGCACGCACTGCCGGCAGCTTCCGCCAGTTGGAGCCCTTCGACTCGGTGTTCTTTGCCAAGGCCGGCGACGAAGAGCTGCGCATCGAGGCCTTCGGCTGCAAGTTGAAGGTGTCCAGCCTGCTGAGTGTCGACCCCAAGGGCGGCGAGAAGTCCAAGCACAAGGTGCCTTTTGACGTCACCAGCCCTGACTTTATCCGCGTCAACGGCGTGCCGTACCTGGCTGCGGCCGAGATCGAGGGCCTGCGCTGATGGTTTGCCCGTTCGATCGCGCCCAGGCCCTGGAACAACGTCAGCGTGACGCGGCGATCGCGGCCGCACTTGCTGCAGTACGGCCGAGCGGGCCAAGCCTGACCCACTGCGAAGACTGCGATAAGCCTATCCCGGAAAAGCGCCAGGCCCTGGGCGGGATGACTCGCTGTGTTCCATGCCAATCACTTGTTGAGCAAGGACAGCGCCGATGACCGCTCGCGCCAAGCCCAAAGGCACCCTGGAAAGCCGCTTCGCTGTGCTTGAACACCGCGTCAGCGACCTGGAAGAACGTCACGAAACCGTGCCGACCCGTGTCACCCGGTTGGAAGGCGAATTCGAACACATGGCGGTACAGCTCTCGGATTTGAACGATGGCCAGCGCGAGCTGACGGCCACTGTGTCCGACATCGGCACCAAGGTCACCCGCATGTTGGCGGTACTGACCGTGCTGGGTGTGGTCGCGCAGATGGTCGGGCCGGCGCTGTTGCGGATCCTGTTCCCATGAGCCTGCGCGGCAAGATCGCCGCCGGTGGCATCACGCTCTGCAGCTCCGCATTGGTCGTGTTCTTGGGCACTTGGGAAGGTAACGGCCAGAACACCGTGTACGCGGACAAATTGGCCCGTGGCCTGCCGACCGTGTGCAAGGGCATCACCCGTTACACCAGTCCGTACCCGCTGATTGTGGGTGACTACTGGTCGCCGGCGCGCTGCGCCGAGGTGGAGCAGCTGGTGGTCGAGAAAGGCCAACTGGCCCTGGCTGACTGCCTGACCAATCAGGCGATCGGGCAGAAGACCTTCGACGCCCTGAGCAGCCATGGCCACAACTTCGGTACGCCCAGCACCTGCGCCAGTCGCGCCGTGGGCTTGATCAATGCCGGCAAGATCGCAGAAGGCTGTAAGGCCCTTGCCTGGGGCCCCGATGGCAAGAGCCCGGTGTGGTCGTCGGTCACCGATGCCCAGGGCCGCAAGCGCTTTGTACCGGGCCTGCACGCTCGCCGGCGCGCCGAAGCGGCCATGTGCGCGGAGGGCTTGTGATGCTGCGCGAAATCCTGTTTCCGCTGCTGCTGTGCGTGGTCGCATTTATCGGCTTCGACATCCTGGAGGGGCAACGCGACACCGCCCGCCAGGAGCGTGACAACGCCCTGTTCGAAGTGACGGGTCTGCGCGAAGCCGCCCGCATCAGCGGCGAGATGCTGGCCGACCGTGACGCGATCGATCTGAAACGAACCCTGGAGCTGGACCATGAACGCGCTTCAAACCTTGAGCTGCAGCGCGCTGTTGACGATCGCCGTCAGCGGCTGCGCGTCAACGCCACCTGCTGCGCCGCCGGCACCGAAAAAGCCAGCGCCGGCGGCGTGGCTGATGCAGGCACCGCCGAACTCGCAACAGACGCTCGACCGGATTATTTCACCCTCAGAGATCAACTTGCCCTCAGTAAGCAAATGATCCTGGGCCTGCAGGACTACGTGCACCAGGTGTGCCTGCGCTGACCCGAACCCCTTTAAACCAACCACCACAACGGATACGAACAATGAGCCAGACCCAAGCCCGCGAAATCACCCTGGAAGTAGGCGAAAAGGAATTCACCTTCACCCTGACGCCCCAGGACGTGACCAAGTACTTCAACGCCATGACCGCCAATAACAAGGTCGCACCGTCTTTCAACCTGCTGAGCAGCACCGTGCTGCCGGCTGAAAAAGCCGGTCTGCGCGAGCTGCTGGCCAACCCGGTGATGACCATGCAGGTGGCCGGCGCGCTCCTCGAGGAGTACGCGCCCGACGTCGAGATCATCGTAAAAAAGCCCTTGAGCACGCTGACCGCCTGACCGAAGACGGTCTGGGCCAGTTGCTGGCCCTGACCAACCGTTGGCTACCTGGTGCCGAGCCCAGCATCGAAAACATGGGCATGGCCAAGTGGCTGGAAGACGAACACTGGAAACGCATGGAATTTGCTGTGGCAAGCGGCATTGCCCGTGCGTTGAACGGATAGGAACCACATGGCCGATCGTAGCGCCCGCCTGGACTTCATCCTGGCCCTGACCGACAAGGTCACCGCGCCCCTGGGCAAGGTGAAGATGGGCTTTTCCGAGCTGACCGAGCAAAGCGAAAAGAACATCAAGACCATGGGCATGGGCCTGGCTGGTGTGACGGGCGCGTTTGTCGGTATCAACCAGTCGCTGCAGCCGGCGCTGGAGATGAACCGCGCCCTGGGCGAGGTCAAATCCCTGGGCTTGGCCGAAGACGCGCTGACCGCGCTGAATCAAAAGGCCCTGGAGTTCTCGGTGAACTATGGCGAGAACGCCCGTGATTTTGTCGCCTCGGCCTACAGCATTGAGGGCGCTATCAAGGGCCTGACAGGCAGCCAGCTGGCCACCTTCACCAACACCAGCAACCTGTTGGCCAAGGCCACCAAATCCGACGCCGAGACCATGGGCGCCTACGTGGGCACCATGTACAACCTGTTCAAAGGCCAGGCTGACGCCATGGGCAAGGGCGAATGGGTTGAAAAACTTGGTGGGCAGACTGCCCTGGCCGTGCAGCTGTTCCGCACCGACGGCGCCCAGCTCAAGGACGCCTTTAAGGAAGTGGGCTCAATCGCCACCGCTGCCGGCGTCGATATCGCCGAGCAGTTCGCGGTGATCGGCTCGCTGAGCAGCACCATGGAAGGCGGCGACGCCGGCGGGCGTTACAAGGCGTTCTTCGAAAACCTGGGCGCAGCGTCCGAAAAAATGGGCCTGAAGTTCACTGACTCCAACGGCAAGGCGCTGCCCATGCTGCAGATCATGGACAAGCTGCAGGGCAAGCTGGGCGATCTGACCAGTGCGTCGGCCAGCGCCAAGCTGATGGAAGCGTTTGGCGGGGAGGGTGCGCAGGTAATCGGCTCCCTGGCCAAGGACACCGATCGCTTGCGTAACGGCATGGACAAGCTGGGCAAGGTTCGCGGCCTGGAGGATGCGCAAAACATGGCGATGGCCATGGTCGACCCGTGGCAACAGTTCGGCGCAGCGGTCGAAGCGCTGCGCATCGCCTTTGGCCAAGCGCTTATTCCGATCCTGACACCGTTGATGGCCAAGCTGTCGGGCATCGCCGGGACCATGACCCGCTGGACGCAGATGTTCCCCAACATCACCCGGGTGATCGGCATCGTCACGCTGACGATCCTGGCGTTGATTGCCGTCATGTCCCTGCTGACCTTCGCCGTCGGCGCCGGCCGTATGGCCTGGCTCGCAATGGTCACTGTCTGGAAAGTAGTGCAGATGATCAGCCTTCGAACCACCGCCGTGTTCCTGCTGCAGAAGCTGATCATGCTGACCTATATCACCGTGGTCTACGGCCTGACCGCCGTTCTGACCCTGATTCGCGGCGCCATGCTCATGTGGCAAGGCGCGATCTGGCTGGTCAACGCGGCACTGCTGGCCAACCCTGTCGTGTGGATCGTGGTCGGCGTTATGGCCCTGGTCGCGGCGGTGATCACCGCCGTCGTGTACTGGGACGAGTGGACGGCCGCGCTGATGAACAGCGAGGCGTTCAAGTGGGTCAGCGACCAGCTCACCGCGCTGTCGGACTGGTTCGCATCGATGGGCGGCTGGTCTGGGATGGCCAAGGCCGCGTGGGACGGGATCGTGGCGATCTTCCATACGGCGATCAATAGCCTGATCGAGATGCTTAACAAGATCCCCGGCGTCGACATTGAAACCCGCTTCGGCGCCATGCCCGAGGTGCCCGGTACTGACATCGGCGTTAACACCGTGGACGCCACTGCAGCGGCGCAGCGTGCCCAGCAGACCATCAACGCGGCCATTCCAAGCCTGTCGCCGGCGCGGCCCAACGCCGTACCCCAGGGCGGGCTGCTGACCAGCATCCAGAACAACACCAGCAGCCAGAACAAAGGCATGCATGTGGAGAAAGTCGAGATCCACAACAGCAAGCCTATGACTTCGCTGGAGATGGAAAACATGGTCGCCATGTCGGTGGGCGGATGAGCGAATACATCGATCTGCTGATCGCCGGCAATGACCTGGTGCTGGACCCATCGCGTCAGCCGCTGCTGATCGATGACCGGGCCAGCATCGCCCAGGACATCGCCCACATGATCCGCGACAGCGGCCTGTTGGTCACCCTGGTGGCCGAGCGCGATCGGCTCAAGCAACGCGACTGCATCCAGCAACTGGAACTGCTGGTGGAGGCCGACGAGCGCCTGGAACCGGGCACGGCGCAGATCACCCAGCTGCAGCCAGGCCAGTACCTGGTCACGGCAACAACCCTGAAATTCGGCAATATCGAGGTGACTTTGTGAGTGACGTAGATTTCAAGCAGGCGCTGGCTGACGCCGGCATTCCTACGACCGAGGCGGGGCTCCTGCAGGAGTGGGAAAAAGAGGTAGCCGCCCAGGGCAGCAAATTGAGCAACACCAGCGCCTATTCGCCGTTCTGGCGCGTGGTTCGCGCCCTGGTGACCAAGCCGGTGCTGTGGATCCTGGAATTTTTCGTGGCCACGGTGCTGCCCAACTTTTTCGTCAAGACTGCCGTAGACGCCTGGCTCGACATGCTGGCCTGGGCCGTCAACGTTGAGCGTAAGGGCGCGACCAAGGCCAAGGGCTTTTTGCTGTTCACCCGCGAAGCCGCCGGTGGCGCCTTGGAAGTACCGGCTGGAACGCTGGTGCAGTCCGCATCAATCAACGGCCATATCTACCAGGTGGTGACCACGGCGGTGGGTATCTTCGCCGATGGGTTGATGCAGCTGCAGATCCCGGTCGAGGCGGTCGACACCGGCGCCGGTTTCAACCTGGCTCCGGGTTATTACGCGATCTTGCCGGTACCGGTACCGGGCATTGCCCAGGTGGTGAATACCGACGGCTGGTTGACTACACCTGGTGCAGATCCTGAGCCCAACGACGAGCTGCGTTTGCGCACCCGCAACCAGTTTTCAGCCGTCAACCAGTGGCACACCGACGCGGTGTACCGCGCCATGATTTCGGCTTTCCCGGGCGTGCGCCCGGATGGTGTGTATTTTCAGCACGGTGCGCCACGTGGCCCGGGAAGCGCAAACGCCTTTGTCCTATTCGACGCTGACGTGCCGGCGGCGACGTACCTGGCGCAAATCAACGCGCATATCCGCGACCAGGGCAACCATGGCCACGGCGATGACCTGTTGGTGATGGTCATGCCTGAAACCCAGCACGCCATAAAGTTGGAGATCTGGCCGCGCTCGACATTGACCACCGAACAGCGTGCAACCCTCAAAGACAACGCCACGTTGTTCGTGCGTGCCGCGTTTCGTGACAGCACCGCCACGGACTTCCAGCCGACCCTGACCTATCCCCAGTCGCGGTTTTCATTCAGCCGATTAGGTGAAGAACTTCACCAGCAATTCGCCGGCATCGAGTCTTTGCGCTTTGCCACGGCCGACATCATCAGCGAGCTGAACATTCCACGGATCCAGAGCCTGGAGGTGTTGTTGCGTGATTAAGATCAACTTGCCGTTCTGGCTCGATGGCGTCGAGCTGACCAAGCTCAAGGCTGCCGCCCAATCCTGGTGGGAACGCGTCGAGGGCTGGTTGCGCTGGCCGCTTCTGCAGATGGACGCGGACACCTGCCACATTACCGTGCTTGACCTGTTGGCCTGGCAGCGCGACATCACCCGTTTCAAGGGCGAACCCGAGGCCTTGTATCGCCTACGGGTCAAATACGCCTTCATCAACGCCGTCGACGCCGGCAGCACCGCCGGGATGAAACGCATCCTGGTGCGACTTGGCGTTGGTTACATCGAGATCGAGGAACGCCAGGCGGGCCGAGACTGGGACGTGGTTCTTCTGCGGTTTTCCGACTCCCAGCTTTCGCAAAACCCCGAGTTGCTGCGTGTGCTGATCCAGCAGTACGGCCGCACCTGCAGGCGCTACGACTTCTCGACCATCACCCCAATCACGGTGGCCACCGCCATCGTTCAGTTCAATGACGATCAGCAAACGCTGGTCGCCACCCTGTAGGAATTTCCATGGCCAGCCTTACCCTTGCAGGTGAAAACCTGATTGCCGCCAAACAAGCCGCCAATGCCGGCTTGAAAGTCTCCCGATTCATCTTTGCCAATATTCCAGGACTGGACACCAACGCCCCGGTCGACCGAGCCGCCGGCAAGCCTGCAGCGGCGCGCATTGTCTACACCCATACGATTGCGGCCGAGAACGCGGGGTACGTGAACCCTAACCAGGTCGTGTACAGCGCCCAGATCGGCTCGGATATTGGCGATTGGGACTTCAACTGGATCGGCCTGGAGACGGCGGAAAATGTGCTGTTTGCCGTGGCCTACGTGCCGCTCCAGCAAAAGCGCCGCAATATTCCGCCGCAGCAGGTTGGCAACAACCTCACGCGCAACTTCCTGGTGGTATTCGACGGGGCTCAAGCGCTGACGGGCGTTACGATCAATGCCAACACCTGGCAGCACGATTTCACTGTCCGCCTGGCCGGCATCGATGAGCGCGAGCGCCAGGCCAACCGCGACATGTTCGGCCGGGCGTGTTTCTTCGGCAGCGCTCTGCAGGTGGAAAAGGTCGGGAATGTCTACCAACTCAAGGCGGGGACGGCCTATGTCGAGGGTATCCGCCTGGAACGTGCAGCTCTGCAATTTAGTGCACCAGGTGCTTATCCGACTTCGGTGTGGATCGACGTGGCGATGCAGCGCGAACTGAGTGACATGGTTGCCAAGTCGACAATTGCCTTTGGGGCAAACCGCCTGGACTACACGGACAGCGCAGGCGTGAAGCACTATCAGGTGCTGCTCGCCGATCTGCCCAGTGCCGGCACCATCACCGACCGCCGGCCTACGGAGCCGATCGGTGGGCCGCTGGTGCAGCATTTCGCCGCTCGGGTGGGGGATTATGAAAGTCTGCGAGCCCGAGCGACTACCAAGGACGACGTAGGCCTCGGCAACGTGCCCAACGCGATCAGCGACGACCAGGACACCAACAGTAGCGTGATTCTGGCGACCACCAAGGCCGTTAAAACCGCCACGGCGCTGATCTGGACCGGTATCGCCAACATCGTTTCGGGTGTCACGGTGGTCGGTAAAGCGGCGAAGCTGGCAACGGCACGGGGCATCAACTTGGCCGGCGCGGTCACCGGCGCTGCAATGTTCGATGGGTCCGGCAACATCACCTTGACGACTGCAGCGACGCAAGCAACGGAGGCCGTGGCCGGCGGGGCGAAAGTAGCTAGCCAAGTGCAGACCGACGCCGGCGTTGACGACACCGCGTATGTCACGCCGAAAAAGCTCCGGTGGGGATTCTCGGCGAGTTTGACCGGTAACGGCTACGTGGTTTTTCCGTCGTGGCTCGGCGGGATCATCATCAACTGGGGCACGACGACTATCGGACCCGAAGCGGCCGGTGGCTCGCTTAGCGTGACCTTTGCCCAGGCCTACGGCAGTTTTTGCAGAGTGCTGCCCACTTTTTGGTACGCCGGCGCCGCCAACAACAACTCCAACGGCGCCCAAATGCGTGATCGCAGCCTGACCGGGTTTCTGATTGATAACCAATGGTACGGCGCTGGGCAACTAAATATCGGCGGCTCTATTGACTGGATTGCCATCGGCAAGTGAGGACACAGAATGTTTGCAACATGGATAGACGCTGATCAGCGCTGGGCCTTTGGGGTAGATGGACCTGGATCAATCCAGATTGCCACCGCGACTTTCCGAGGTTTACTTGACGCCCAATCATCGGGGGCAAGCATCGGTCGTGACTTGGACGGTTTACCCGTTGCGATCAGAGGCCACAACGAAGGCGAAAGCCAAACCCTGGAAGCGCGCTATGCGGCGAAAATCGAAGAGATCAATGCGGCCTGTGTAGACGCTATCACCGGTGGATTCCAATCCAGCGCGTTGGGTGAGCGCTTTGAATACAGCAGCCAGTTTGACGATCAACTGAACCTGACCGGCGCCATTTTGCGCGGGGTTGATATGCCCTATGCCTGTCGTGACGAGCTGGGGGCGAAAGACTTCCGGTTGCACACTGCCGAGCAATTGCGCCAGGTCGGTGATGACCTCACAGTGTTCAAACTGCAGCTGCTGCAGTACGCCAACGATCTCAAGCAGCAGTTGGATCGAGCCCTGGGCGCCGGTGATGTCGACGCCTTGAAGAGCGTCACGTGGGAGAGTGTGCAGCCATGACGTGGGCACCTGTGACCATGCGCTGGCCTGAGCAAGCCACTCAGTGGATGGGCGAGCTGTCAGCAGCCCAGAAATTGGCCGGTAAAGAGCTGACCAGCACCGGCCAACGCTTGGCCGGCCTTGACGGCATGACCAGCACCAACCCCGGGCCAGTGGGTGGTGCGGCCAAGGGCGCGATCGAGGCCGGTCGTGCTGCACTGGCGGGGCAAATGGGCGAGGCGCCGGCGTGCCTGAGCGTGACGCCGTTTCAAAGTGGAGTAGGGCAGGGCCGTGGCCACCAGCGTTTTCTGTCCGCGCCGAACTTGCTGCAGCAACTGGCCGCCAAACTGATCGACGCCAGCGACAACGGCCGGCCGGCTGGCCCTCAATATGCGTTGTCGCTGATGTTCCTCGGCACGCGCCTGGATCAGTTCGCCGAGACCCTGGCGCGCTTTAATGCATTGCTACCGATCCCTGACCTGGTGCGCGCCGAACGTCGAGCGCGGAACCTGTCGCGGCTGGAAACTGAAAAGTGGGAGATCCCCAGCGCTGGGCCTTTGCCTCGTTGGTCTGCGTTGCCCCTGGAGCGATGCACACTTGTCAAAGCGGCCAAGCAATCCATGGCCGGCCAGATCGCTGTCCTGGAGAGCTACGCGGCCGACAGTTCACCCATGAGCGACTTGGCCGCGCTGGCCGGTCGCAAGGCTGCCCAGCAGCAGGGGCGCGATAAACAGCTGAATGATCTCAAAGCCCTGCTGGCCAACGGCAATGCCGATCACAGCATGCGTGCGCGGATCCTGGGCCCCGGCGACAACAACGAATTGCGCCGCGCTTTACTGCAGGGCGATGCACCAGGTCATGAATGGGTGCTGTGCGCCGGCGTACTCCTGGTGGGCTCGTTGGGCGGTTTGAGCTTTGTTCGGGAGCTGATCGGCCTATGACGCTATTACTCGACGGCCAACAGATCCTGGGCAAACGCCTGAAAATCACGGCCAACCTGCGTATCGAAAGCGACGACCTTTCGGGGCAAACCAGCAACAGCCAGACGGCGCACAAGGGCTTCAAACCCAAAACCCTATCCGTGAGCATGGCGGTTCCGTTCGTTGATGCGGTGCAACTGCGCGACCTGATGCGTTTGGCCGAGGCCACGGTCGGCGGTGGCCAGCTCAAGACGTATCGGATCGTCAACGACACCGCCGCCGCGTTCGGGATCCGCGAAGTGCAATTCAGCGACGGTGTGAGTGCGCGGGAAGACGACATCCTCAGTCAGTGGCTGGTGCAGTTCACCCTGTCAGAGAAACTTTCCAACCCCGAACGGGTAGAGAATCGCCGCGCCGGCAACAGTGTCACGTCGCAATCCGGCCCGGGTTCGGCGGTCGGCGGCGCCGCTGCAGGTGGGGGCGACGGTACCGGCACGCCCGAGGAACTGAGCGGCTTTGAACGGACCTTGAAAAAGGTCGATGACTGGCTGGCCCCGACACCATGAAACTGCACAAGGTACTGACGATCGGCGGCACGCCGTACCCGCTGGTTAAGGATGAAGTCCGGTTGGACATCAAAAGCCCTGGCCGGGCGACCTTCACCATCCAGGCCGGCGCCCAGGTCAAAGGCCTGGTGATGCTCGATGTCGGTTACAACGACGGCCCGCTGCAGCGCCACTTCATTGGCTTTGTTGAACGCTCGACGGCGATCAACAGCGTGCAGCAGATCCTGGTCTGCCGTGAACTGGCGGCGATCCTATCGCAGCCTATGCCGTTGAACCTGCGACACGTCGACCTACAGGGCGTACTGGCCGAGGTCAGCGACAAGACCGGCCTGCGCTTCCGCGTGCCGGACAAGGCCTATGCCAAGGTCAAAGCCCCGTTTTTCTACAGCCTGGCTGCCGGTTACCTGGCCATGGACAGCCTGGCGAGCGTCTTCAACATCCCCGACTTTATCTGGCAGCAGCAGGGCGACGGCGAAGTGTTTGTGGGCAGCTGGGCCGACAGCTTCTTCGGGATTCGCCCGCCGCTGCAGCTGCCGGTTGAGCTGTTCGACGGCTACCAGGGCAACCAAAGCGCAATGATCGCGGCCCTTCCAGGACTGCGACCAGGTGCAACCATCAACCAGGGCGAGAGGATTACCAGCGTGACCCTTGCCGGCAACCAAATGGCGATCAAATGGACGACGCAATCCGTCGCAGCGTAGAGCGGCAATTCCCCGAACTAACCGGTGGCTATCACCTGCCACGCTTTGGCCGAGTGGTGGCAGTGCCCGATGCACCGGCCGCACCTGGTCTGTGCGACGACTTCCGGCCGCGCTTTGGCGTCGACGTGGAAGTGCTGCTGCCCGATGGCGAGCCCGATCCGGCGCTGCCGATCCTGACCGGCCTACCGCTGCCGGCGCCGATGGGCGGGCAAGAGGCTGGCATGTTCGGCTTCCCGGAAGAGGGCACCACCGTGGTGGTCAGCTTTGCCTACGGCCTGCCGCATAAGCCCTTTATCACACAGATCCTGCCCCACGGCCTGAGCCTGCCCCGGGTGCCGAAGGGTGACCAGGTGTGGCAGCACAGCGAGGCCTGCCAGCAGCGCGTCGACGCCGACGGCAATTGGCTGCGCCAAACCGACGGCAAGATCCAGGACAAGGCGATCGAACGGGAAGTGGAGGCGATGCAGAACACTGAGAGCTTCCAGAGCCACACCAGGACCGTGGACGACCATTCAACTGAATCGGTAGGTGGGATCAAGAAGATCGAGGCGTTGGGCGCGCTCAAGCTGCTGTCGGGGGGATCTGCGAGCCTGGCGGCGGTGGATGATTTGCACCAGGCGACCGGGCGGGATTTGAACCTGGTAGTTGGGCAGAAGCATAACGCTAGGGTGGGTGGGGATATGGAAGAGAGGATTCAGGGGATGCGGGAAAGCGTGACGGCGGTTAGCCAGCGACTGGTCGCACCCAGGACATGGTTAGGATCCGAGGGGGTAAACGTGCTGCATGTGCTGTCTGATTTACTCGACCTGGTGCAACAGATGAACAGCCAAATTGCTGTTCATACTCATGGAGCGACACAACCTCCAAGCAATGCTGGATATTTCGCTGCAGATGCGGTCAGGGCCGCATTGCTTTCGGAAAAGGTAGAACTGATATCACTTTAACCTTTTAACAGAGCAGGA